ACCAGAACAGAGTGATACCCCCGCAGGCCGAGAAGCTCCTGCCCATCTGCTTAGAGCTGGCGACAGCCATCTACGATGGAGAGGACACCAAGGTCCAGGGCGCCATCCTCAAAAAGACCTACGGACTGAAATAGAATGAGACGCGACCCACAGAACGCCCGCCGGTTCAACGACCGGATCCAGCTCACGAAGACGGTGGCCACCTATGACGAGATGAGCCACGCCGCCTTCGGAGAGCCGCAGGTCGTCCTGGAGGTCTACGCGCAAGTCAGGCAGATGAGCGCCACGAAGACGATGCTCACCTTTCAACAGGCAGACATCGTAGGCGTCGACCTCGAGTTCAGGAAGCCAGAGGTCGAATTTGATGGCATCATCTGGCGAGGGCACAGCATTCACTTCCCCAGGCCGGAAGATGTAGACAACCGGGGCCGTTACCTCCGCGTCAGCGGCTGGTACCAGATCGACGACCCGATCCAGGTAGCGCCTCCCGAACCCGCAGAGAGCTGATGCCCGGCCAGGTCTATATCGAGGGTCTCGACCAGCTGCTCCGGAACCTCAACCGGAAAAGCGCAGAGGTGAAGCGGGAGGCATTCAAAGGCCTCGAAGCAGCGGGCCAGGAGGTAATAAATGACGCGAAAGAGAACCTCCGAAACAACCGCTCCGTCATTACCGGCCTGCTCCGCGCAAGCGGACACGTCCAGAAAGTCAATGCTGAGAACATCGACGCTGGATTCTTTGACACACAGAACAGACAAAGCGGATATGCCTACTTTGTCGAGTACGGAAGACGCGCCGGACGGATGCCCCCGCCGGATGAACTCGCGCAATGGGCATACAAAAAATACCAGCTCCATGACCGGAAGCTCGCCCGGCAGATCGGATGGGCCATGGCAGTGAAGATCGCGAGAGAGGGCACAGCACCTCATCCGTTTTTCATTCCGGCGCTGGAGAAAAACAAGAGCCGAATCGTCCAGGTTATACAGGACGCCATAAATAGAACGACACGATGAGCCTCATCTCCCGCATAATCTCCAAGCTCTTCATCAAGAGCCCCGGATACGAGGTCAGTGGATACCGGACGATTTACACCGCTGTGGTATCGCTGCTCGAGGGAGACGGCTCCAGAGGCGTGAGCATCGGCAAGACGGCAAACTACCCTCGCGTAGAAATCCACTCCATCAGGGAGCAGGAGCGCCTGGACAAAGAGGGAGCTCTGCGCCAAATCAACCTGACCGTGGAGAGCATGAGCAACAAGAGCCTCAGCGAAGCGGTCACGATGAACGAAGACAACCTCCGGCTACTGACGGAGTACGAACTCACGCTGGACGGATGGTCCTGCCTCGGCATCATCCCGGTGCAGCTGCAGGATCTCACTGAGACCAGCGACAGCAACAAGATCATCTACCGCCTCCTTCAGGAGGTCTCCATCTTCCTCGAGAAGATCAAGACGGAGCCAGAGGATGAGACGCCGACAACGCAAATCGAGCCCGATACCGAAACGGACGACGAACCCGAGAACGAAAACAACTAAAAACAGATACGCAAAATGGCAGTACTTGGAAACACCCGCCGCGTTTACATCGTAACCGGCACCAGCACACTCACCTACACCTGGCTGACAGGCGAGCAGACCAACTCCTTCAACAGGACCGCCGAGGCCATCGAGACCAGCGACAAGAGCACCCAGTGGGCTCAGTTCCTCGCCGGCAAGAAAGGCGCCACTGCAGAGGTCACCGTCTACACCGACGACTCCGACGCCCAGCAGGTAGCAGCCCTCACCGGACTCCACAACGGCTCCACCGTCAAGGTGTTCATCGGTACCCTGTCCACCGGCACCAACCCGGCCCCTACCGCCGGCGACCTCTTCACCGCTGTCGTGACCGCGATCAGCGACACCAACGACAACGGCTCTGTCGCGACCCGCAACATCAGCCTCACCGCCACCGGCGCCGTGACCCACACTCCTACAATCTCCTAATCCAGAAACACCATGGCAACACTTGGAAACAACCGTAAGGCGTACATAACCATCGGAAGCTCCGGCACTCCGACCACCTGGCTCTCCGGAGAGCAGACCAACTCCTTCAACAGGACCGCAGAGGCCATCGAGGTCTCCGATAAGTCCACCGACTGGGCGCAGTTTATCGCCGGCAAGAAAGGCGCTACTGCAGAGATCACCGTCTACACCGACGACACGTCCGCCGGCCCTCAGTACAACGCCATCAAGGCACTGCACCAGGGCTCCGAGGTCCGCGTTTTCATCGGAGTACTCAGCGGATCCAGCGCAAGCCAGGGCGATGTCTTCACCGCCATCGTGACCGCGATCAGCGACACCAACGACAACGGCTCCGTCGCGACTCGCAACATCAGCCTCACCGCCACCGGCGCAGTATCCCACTATCCCGCCTTGAGCTAATGAGGACACTGAGGCGGACCATAGAGCTAAAGGACGGAGTGAGAGCCGAGGCGCTCTTCACTCCGCACCTTTTTAGCTTTAAGGACGAATTCGGTCTCGCCCTTGAGGCAGACACGGAAAACCTCATGGCCGTCCTCGAGGCTTACGCCGACATCTACTTCCTTGCAGCCGTCAACGCCTGGGTCCTGGACGGTAAGGGAGAGGCCGCAGATTTCCCATACACCCGCGGAGACTTCCATGAGTATATGGCAGCCAACCCCAAAACCTTCGCCCAAGACGTGGACTTTGCCGTCCAGGCACTCACAGGCAAGACGACCAAGGAATTAGTCGCCAAAGAGGAAAAGGACGATAATAGCGCCACTTCCGAAGCCCCAGAGAGTAAAAAAAAAGTTTCTGGCTGGATTGGCCGGCTATTGAAGCGTTCCTGATCGGTCACTGCGGCCTCACAGAGGACCAGGCCGCCCGGACCAGCTGGCACGAATACCAGCTCCGGCGGCAAGGAAAAGAGGAGGCATTCCAGGAAAAATGGACGCTTGTCCGCTGGCTGGCCTGGCAGAATTTGCTTTTAAGCCCGAACATCAAGGCCATCCACAAGCCGAAGACGCCGCGGGCTTTTGTTCGTTTCCCCTGGGAGCCATCCGAAGACGTGGAGCTGGCCGAGAAAGCAAAGGAATACAGGATCACCCCCGAGGAAGAAGCTGAGCTCAACCGTATAATGGCAGAATACGAGGCCATGCAGGCCCGAGAAAAAGAGAAAAACCATGTCTAAGATAGGCGACCTTTTTGTCCGGTTAGGACTCAAGAAAGACGGCTTCGATAAAGGGATAAAGGAAGCCACCAACACTACCAAGTCCTTCGGCAGCAGCGCCACCAAGGCGCTCTCCGGAGTGGCCGCGAAATTTCTATCCGTAGCAGCCGCCATTAAGGTCCTCGGAGACAGCGTCAAGACGATGGCCACGTTCCAGAGGGCGAATAGCACCCTGGCCTCCGTCCTCAAGACAACCACCGCCGGCATCCAGGAGCTGACGCAAAGCGCAAAGGACCTGGGCAGGACTACAGAGTTCACCGCCAGCGACGTCACCCGTCTGCAGACCGAGCTCGCCCGCCTGGGCTTCCAACAGGCGGACATCCTCAATATGCAGAAATCGGTGCTCAAATTCGCGAGCGCCGTCGGTACTGACCTCGCCTCCGCCGCTGCCTTCGCCGGAGGGTCCCTGCGCTCCTTCGGACTGACCAGCGAGGACACCAATGACCTCCTGGATATCATGGCAGACGCCACGGCCAAATCCGCCCTGAACTTCTCCAAGCTCGAGACGGCGATGGGCATCGTCTTCCCGGTCGCCAAGCAGTTCGGACTCAGCGTCGCAGATACCACAGCGATGCTCGGCACCCTGAGCAACGTCATGCCGGACGTCTCCAGCGCTGCCACGGCGATGCGAAACATCCTCATGAATCTCGCCGACGACAACGGCAAGCTCGCTACCGCCATCGGGCACTCAGCCAAAACCTTCCCCGAGATCGTGAGCGCTTTCGAGGAGCTGACGAAGAAAGGCGTCGACCTCAACGAGGTCCTCGGAATGTCCGACAAACGAAGCGCCGCAGCGCTCTCCGCTTTCATAAGCAACACCAAGGCGCTCCGAGATCTCCGCAACGCTTTCAACGACAGCACCGGAGCCGTCGACGAGATGTATGACACGATGACCAACAACCTCACCGGAGCCGTCCGAAACCTCAAGTTGGCCTGGGAGGGATTCGTCCTGAGCCTGTCCAACAGCACCGGGCCGCTCAAGTCCGTCGTGGACTGGCTGACGAAGATGGTCAACCTGGTCACGGATCTAAACGAAGCAGCGCAGACCGGAGGCAAGGGCCCCAAGGGGAAAAAGGAAGAAAACGAACTCTGGGAGCGCTTCAAATACATCGGCGACCACTCTGGCAAGGAGGAGATGCAGAGGCAGTTCGACCAGTGGCAGAAAGACGCCCAGGCCGCCTACGACCGCGCCATCGACAACTACAACGCCCACAGATCCAGGAAGAACAAAAAGGCGATGATGGAGGCCGGCAGCTACGTAATGAACCTGGCCGACATCGCGGGCAAGGTCCGGAACTACAACCCGAACCCCAGCCACACGAACAACGCCCTCCAGGGCTCCACTCCGACCGGCAGCGGAGGCGGGCACGAATTGAGCGACGAGGAGAAAGACCAGATCAAACGAGACCGGCAGCGCATCGAGCACATCAAGCAGAACAGCCTCGAGGAAAACGAAGCGCTGGCCGCAAAGTACGAGACGAACCTCGCTCTCCTGAAGAAATACGGCGAAGACTCGACCGCCCTCTCCGAGCAGTTCACCCGGGACCTGGTGGCGAACCTTACCATCGACGCGAAACCCGATGATATGCTCGAGGGCATCATGGAAGCCCCGGAGCGTCTGCAGAAGCACTACGACGAGATTCTCGCCATAATGCAAAAATACAACCTCGACACCAGCTCCCTCCAGGACAAATTCAACCTCCTGATGATTCAGGCGACGGCGGAGCAGGAAGCCGAGTACAAAGAGCAGGAAGACGCCCTCGACGAATGGGTCAACGCCTACATCGAGTCCTACGCTGAACTCAACGGCCTGAGTCTTGACCCGGCCATCCTCGAGCTGCGTAGGTTCGGAGACCAAGCGGAGCACGCAATGAAGCAACAGATGGCGCGCCTGGAGCAGGCCAAGGAGATGACCAAGATGTTCCAGCAGGCCGTCGTCGCAGGATTCAGCGATGCCTGCGAGGAGATGGCGCAGCAGCTCTTCGGGCTCAAGGAGGCGAACACCGGCGAGGTCGTCAAGGCGATGCTGGAGCCGCTGGCGGACATGGCCATGAAAGCCGGCGAGATCATCATGGCGGAGGGCATCGCGACCATGGCTGCAAACAGCGCCATGATGAGCTTCGGAGCGACAGGCGTCGGAGCCGTAGCTGCAGGTGCAGCCCTCATGGCAGCGGGCGCAGCCGCAAAGGCCGGACTCGCCGCGCTGGCCACCAGCGGAACGAGCGCTGCGGTACCAGCCGGATACACCGGAGACACTACGACAAATTCATTCAACAGCTCGACCGAAATCACGGTCTACGTTGAGGGCAAGATAAAAGGATCGGACATCGTCCTGTCTGGAAGCAGGACGCAAAGCAACTGGGCAAGATAACATGGCATACGGAGAGATTTACTACAAGTCGATAAACCGAGGCGGCCACACCGTCCGCCTCGCAATCTACAAGAGGGACTACACCGGAAGCAGCAAGGAAATCGGCGATTTTTGCTCCTTCCATCTGGAACTCCAGGGGAGTCAGGCGACGCTCGAGACGCCCATCGTCAAGAGCTCCGTTGTCTTTTCGATGATAGACTCCCGGGACAAAGCGGACACCAGCTCCGTCAAGTACGGAGCCTGGGAGGAATTCTACACCCCGGACGCCACGCTTTACAAAGTCTGGATCACCGTGGACAGCTCGGCTATCTGGACCGGCTACATCACCCCGGACAGCTGGGAGGATGACCTCCGCTACCGAGGGCGCATCGTAATTACCGCCCGCGATATGCTGGGCCACCTTCAGGACTTCACCTTCGACAAGAGCGACGTAGCAGATACCGCCACCAACGGCATGGTCGCCCTGACGAACCTCCTGGCCGCGGCCTTCGCTAAGGCGGAGATCCCGATGTCGCTCAACTACTACACGAACTCCAACTGGCACTGGCTCAAGAGCGCCAACAGCCAGAGCATCCTCAACTGGGCCATCGACATCGCATCCCTCCAGGACAAAAACTGGTACGAAATCGTTGAGGACATCCTGGACTCGCTGGGCCTCACCCTCCGATACACTGGGCGCAATTACATCGTCCTCTGCTCCATCCGAGACATCCCAAACCTTGGCTACTCCAGCCCGAGCAGCTCCGTCGCCACGAAGACCCCGCAGTTTATCAACGTCTCCGGACACCGGACCCTGACACCGGCCTACCGACAAATCAGCGAGTCCATCCATTACGACGCAGACCGAGACAACATGGAGACCTTCATGGACTCCGACTTTGAGCAGCGCTATAGCTCCGGATATTACCGCGAGCTTGTAAAAGACGGATGGGAGCTGCTGGTAATGCAAAACGACAACTGGGTGGCCAGCGACGGAACGCTCAAAAACGGAATGCTGCCCTACAACCTCTCGAATAACCCCTTCAACGATGAGGTGGCAGACAAGCGCCGGTACGTGATGCTGATGGATTACCCCTACTCGGTGCCGATTTTCTCCTACCGCAGGACGGTCATGGTAGCGCCGAGAGTCACGGCGACCATTGGCTTCCAACTCGCTCACGGCTTCAGCACGTCGGACGCAGGATCCACCTGGAACTACCAGACCAATATGTACGGAGGCCTGCTGCGCTACCGCATTGAATGGCTGAAGCTCGGCGGAGGCAGCCTCTGGTTGAACAGCCACACCAACCAATGGGAGGCCAGCGCCGGCCCCTGGTACAATTACACCATCGAGACCGACAAAGCGACGGCAGACGTCGCAATCACCGTCACCACCCCCGGCATGGCCGGCCAGCTCCGCGTCTGGTTTTTCATTGAAGACGGAAACTACCAGACCTCGAGCGGAGTGCGATACCTTCGGCTCGGCGAATTCTCCGTTACCACGGAGAAAAACTGCCTGCCCCAGGGCTTGACCGTTAACACCATCTACGACCAGGACCAGAACACAACCCTCAAGCGCAACAGCGTATATGGGCAGGTCCCGGACTGGGTGCTCACTGCCGGCTCCATCACCAACGGCATCTACGAGTTTAACTCGGCCAGCCTCTTCCCCCCGGTAGGCAACGTCAAATGGAACGGATCCGGGACGGCGCTCCCGATCCAGGTATTCGTGCACCTGCAACACATAGCCTTCCACGCCAAAGCGAATAACATCCTTACCGGTGACATTCGGGATGCGACAAGCGATAATCCGAATTTCAACAGCCTCTGGTCAATTTTCAACAGGAACTTCATCCTCGTAGGCGGCAGCTACAATTTGCTCACAGGCATCATAGAGGACGCCATTCTCATGGAGTTCGATACCTACGAGAGCGTCTGCGGCAGCATCACGGCGAACTATACGAAGAACGACGTCGAGGGTGAATACAAAGCAGGGCAGTCCGAAGCAAGCGTCCAGGTGACTGGCGGAGGCGGAGGCGCAGGCGGAACCGTCACCTCGGTGAACGTCACCGTACCGACCGGACTCCAGGCCTCCGGCGGGCCCATTGTCACGGCGGGCACAATTGCCATCACCCTGGCATCCGGCTACAAGATACCGACTACTACGGAGGTCAGCAACGGCTCCACGGCATACGGCTGGGGAAACCACGCCACACAGGGCTATCTCAAGAGCATCACCAGCACGATGATCACCAATGCCCTGGGCTACACACCCGCCTCGAGTACGGTCGTCACTAACCTGCAGACCCGGATGACCGACGCAGAACACGACATTCGAAATCTCCAGGCCGCTGTTGAGGAATTAGGAAGCCCCTACTGCCACTCCGCGCCGAAGCTCAAGATTTTCACTGGAGTCTTAAAGAGAACCCAGACAGCTCTGGATCCAGCGATGACCATAGAGCACCCGCTCATTGGAAAGACTGGATTTCAGGTCGTGCTGATGGTTTACAGCAAGCGGAGAGGACGCAAGGACTCCAACTCTTCGAGAGACAAATCCCAATACCGCTCCGGATGGGGAGAGGCTCGAGGTAAGCTGGCGACAAATGCTCCGCTGTTGATAACTCCGAACAGCCAGACAGCGCGAGACTTTCATGAGGTCGGTATGATACTCGAAAACATCAGGGAGCACATTCTCCACAATTACATCTGCGGATACAATCTCCCGCTGAGTACGGTCCATGGATGGACCTGGGCCAATTTCAGGCAATACTACAGCAGCGACAGCTATCTCTACGGATTCGGAGCGCTGAGCAATTTTACTGGGCTGGAAACGGCCTTCATGAACAAGACAAAACGATGCCGGATCTTTGGATGGGCCATCCGATGGACGAATCCGGAGTTCTTGAAAATTTGGGATGACACTACAACGCTGGCGGAAACTACTCGAGAGATAGAAGACCCCGAACAGCAAGGCCGCATGGTCCCGCGTTACATTTACTCGCAGGTGGCGCCCTTCCGCGTCTTCTGCCTGCCGGACTTTGACAGCAAATGGACCCTGGGCATCCAGCTCCAGATGTTAACGCCCCCGACAAGCGGAAGATAAAAAAGGGGCCCGCCTCCGATGGAGAGCCAGGCCCGAAGCAGCGCCTCCGATGGAAGTCGTGCTCGAGGGATCGCCTCCGATGGATAGACGAACCCAAGACAAAGATAGCAAAACCTCCGGACTTTGCAAAGCAACCAAATGAGCACCTGAAATAAAGCGCAGACGCGAAACCTTTAATAACTTGCCAACGCAATGAGCACAACGACCCTCAAACCCATACGACAGCGGACCAAGGTCACGCTCCCGACTACGCTCACCGACCACGACGTCCAGATGAGCTGGCCGGATTTTGACAGCATCAAGGCCTACATCTACTCCGAGGCCCAGCGCATCATAACCGGCCCCTGCGAGACAGAGATAGACCCCCTGGACGACACGAACCTCATCTGCACCTACGGCGCAGACCGCGCCCAGCATCTCGGCATCCAGAGGCTGGTCGTAGTCGTCGAGATGGACGGCCAGAAAAACACCTACGATAAAAAGGCCTTCCGATTCGTTGCGACCACCGACGAGACACTCGCAGACGGTACCACCGTCCAGGAGGAAACCGCAGAGGTAGACATCAACGTCACGGACGTGAACTCCAGCATCCTCAACGGAGCCATCGCCGCAGCGCTTGCAGCCGCAGAGGCAGCAAACGAAGCCGCCGCTCACGTCCCCTACATCGGAGAGAACGGCAACTGGTTCGAATGGAGCGTAGCGCAAAACGACTACGTAGACACCGGAGTCAGTGCCACCGGCCCCCAGGGCATTCCTGGGCAGGACGGACGCGACGGAGCAGACGGCGGCGTCCTCTACCCGACCTTCGCCATTAACGGAGCGATGCACCTGCAGATGAACACGGAGCAGGAGACCAACCGGTTCGCCCTCACCGGCGCCGGGCATTTAACGGTAAACATTTAAACAGCATACGACAATGATCATAGACCTCGGCAAAGTTGCAATTACCCTCGGAGGGAATTGGAGCAACAACCAGAGCTACGAAGCCTTGACCTCCGTCCTCTACCGGACAGAGGACGGCGGAGACGGCTGTGGATACATCGCCAAGAAAGCGAACATCGCAGTCCCGCCTGGATCCGATGAAAGCGTCTGGGAGAAAATCGTCCAGACCGGCGCGAGCATCTATCAGCTCGCAGTCAAATACGGATACGTCGGCACAGAGGAGCAGTTCGTAGCCGCTTATAACGCAGCCGTCCAGGCCGCCGTCGACGCAGCCGGCGGAGTCACTGCCCTGGAGGAAGCCGTCGCAGCCGCTGAAGCCACCCGCGTCGCAGCCGAACAGGCCCGCGCCAATGCGGAGACCTCCCGCGCCAACGCAGAGGCAGCAAGGCAGAACGCAGAGGCGGGCCGCGTATCCGCAGAGACCTCCCGCGTCAACGCAGAGACCGCAAGGCAGAACGCCTCAGCCACCGCCGTAGCCGCAGCGAACACCGCAGCCGCCCTCGCCACGGAGAAAGCCGCCCTGGCGAATCAAAAGGCAGAGCTGGCAAACCAGAAAGCAGCGCTCGCAGCGGAAAAGGCTGCACTCGCAAACGAGAAAGCCGGCAAGGCCGACGCCGCCGCCGACCGCTGCGCAGAGCTGAATGACCACCCGATGCGCATCAACAGCAGCACCTTCCACTGGGAGATCTGGGATGAGGAAAACGACGAATACGTCGACACCGGCATCATGGCCACCGGCTCGCCCTACGCCACCTTCGAGGTGAACCAAAGCACAGGCCAGCTGGTCTGCACTACCGACAACACCTACTGCGGCCCGGACTTCTCGCTTAGGGAAAGCACCGGCGAGCTCATATTGACAATTTAAAAACGACAACGAATATGTCCAACTCTACGAATCTGGGCCGCGTTATGCCGGTCGACAAAGGCGCCTACAACGCCGAAACTACCTACCAAAAACTCGACATGGTCCACACGTCGGACTCCACCTACGTGAGCAAGGTCGACAACAACACCGGCCACGCCGTGACCGACACCGACTACTGGACCTGCTACGCCAGCGGAGTCGCCGCCTCAGAAGCAGCTAC